ATATATATCATACTTAAAATCATGTAACATTGTTAAAATTAACAAAAAAGCAATATTGTGTAATTTTGAAATAAATTAGAAAATAATGGAAAAAAAAGAATTAACAGCTTTTGAACAACATCATCGTACTTATACAAAAATCAATACATTGTATAAGCGTTATACTGAAGGACCGTTAAAAAATCAGATTATTATTGGTGATTTTTCACGTCCTGAATTTAAATACCTTTATAATTGTCTTTGGGATGCAGAAGAAAAGGTAGATGGTACTAATGTATTTTGGTATTGGGATGGTACAACTCTTGAAATTCATGGTAAATCAGCTAATGCAGATATTCCTAAGCATCTTAAAAAGAAAATGGAAGAACTTGTTACTGTTGAAATGATGCAAGAAATTTTTCCTGCTGAATATGATGAAAATGGTAACAAGAAAGAACTCAATGTAAGAATTTATGGAGAGGGGTATGGAGTGAAAATTCAGAAAGGTGGAAATTACATTAAAAATGATTGTGGGGTGCGTGTATTTGATGTAATGATTAATGGTTGGTGGCTCGATAGAGATGCTAAACTTGATATTGCAGCCAAACTTAATTTGCCTACTTGTTACTATTATGGACAAATGACTTTGAAAGAAGCAGAAGAGATGGTAAGAAAAGGTTTTAAATCTCCAATTGCAGAGAATACAGAGTATGAAGCTGAGGGACTTGTTTTAAAGCCCACTGTTCAACTTTTCAATAAACAGGGAGAGAGAATTATTGTTAAGATTAAAACTGTTGATTATCGCAATTTAATAGCCAAATCAAAGGCATAACAAAATTTAACAATAAAAATTTGGTGGTATGAGATTAATTTACTAATTTCGTACCACTTTTATGCTTCATAGGTAATTATATAATTAAATCTAATTTGTGTTAATGAATTTTAAACAAATTATTGTCAATATAAATTAAAAATGTGAGATATATTTATAGGTAAAACCTATAAATTATGATTCAAAAATTTAATTCAAGAATAGCAAAGAAATTTAATCTGAATGCTATTCTTATTTTCCCTTTTGTATATATTAAAGATGCAGAAATTTCAGCAGAAACTAAATTTATGATAGACACTTATAAGAATCAATTTGCTGATTTCTCTGGAGTAGGGGCTGCATTACTTATTGTGTTACTATTTCTATTATTAGGAGTAGGCATACATTCATGGTGGTTGCTATTATTATTGCTGCTTCCTTTCATATTATATAATATATATTTCTTAGTAGAATATTTGATAAAAGGTGACATTCAAAAAGTTAGTTTTGTTAAACAAGCTATTCTTATGGGTAAAGAATGGAGTCTGCCATGTGAAGAGAGAACTTCTTACACATCTTTTAGTTGGCTAAAATTTTGGAAAGATTAAAGAAAAAAGCTATGTGAAACTATATTAAAGTTAACACATAGCTTTTTTAATGCCTATATGTACTCAATTGAGTACATTTTAAATGCGATAATAATATACATTATCAAATGATGGAGTTATATTCACAATAGTAACTGCATTAGTTAACGTTGTTGGTCTATCACCTTCAGGTATTGAATAAAATTCACTTTCTTCAGCATCAGCTGGAAATTTTAAAGTATGATAAACTACATTACCACTACTTGAATGCCAAGTACATTCAATTTGTAACTCACTATAAGGTCTAGCATTAAATGCACTTTTTTCAGTGTCTATTTGAATATTAAATATATAAGTACTAAATGGTGATACTTTGAAGTAAATAGATGGTTTATATTGAGCTTGTGTTTGCTGTATAATAGTCCAAGTCAGTATTTTATTTGATACATCTTGTTTCAATGTAACTACACCTGTACGTGTACTACTTCCTGTATTATCTGAATTAATTTTTAATGTCATGTAATTAGTTTGACCTGTTGATGAATTCCATGTTGGAGTTATCCAAGAAGCATCTGTTGTGGCAGACCAACTAATTTTGTCATAATTATATTCACTTATAACATTTCTTGTTTTAGACCATCCATTATTAAAAGAACCTGCATTATAATCCACAGTATCTTGTACATTAGTATTATCTGTACCATCCCATTTAAATGTATATTCACCTGCTTGGTTAATTCTAATATGCATTTTTTTATTACTTTCATTTTGTGTTAATGTAATAACACAAGTTCTAGGTGTTCCATTTGTATTTTTTTCCCAATATAATGAACCTGTTTGAAAAGTAACCCAAGAACAACCAATTTCCCTATTATATCCAATATAAGAACCATTTTTCAATGATTTAACATTACTAATAGTGGAATCTTCACCCGAAGATGAATTTGCATTAATGGTAACATCTGTTTCCCCTGATGGACTGTAAAATTCAAATTCATATATGTCTGAAATTTTACCTTCTTGCGTAATTTTAAAAGTACTCGCCATGTTGTTTGTATTTATTTAGTTTACTAATTATTAGTAAACTATCATAAAAAACAACAAAAATCAGTACATAAAAAAATCCCTCTTTGAAAAGAGGGATTTTCCTATTAATCCATATATGTTACTTGTCCAGTCCATTTCATTTCTAAACCAGTAACAGGAATACGACTTCTTAATGAAACTGTATGTTCATTACCATCACCCTGAATAGTTGTTTGTATAACTAATGTACCATTAAAATAAATCGAATATAAATCCCTTTTACCTGATGTTGATAATATTGTACATGATGTTGCAGTAAACGCTTCTTCAGTTCCACTTGTATAACTACCCTGTTCTCTTTCTGTTATACCTGAATTCATTTGACCTCTTAATAAAGAGAATGCATTAATCCAATTTGAACCATCTCTTAATGTTAAATAGAAACGTGAAGTTGTTTGAGTTGTTGAATCATTAGTAAAATTAATATCCCATGACATTGGAACTTTCAACTCTTGTTTAGCTTCTTGTGTAACTGTAAATCTAAGTATTTTTCCAGATTCATTTTGAGTAAATGTAATCACTGCTGTTCTATCCTGATAAGTATCATTTGCAACTGTTCGTCCTGTAAATGCAACATAACCAGTACCCATATCAACACTTTCCCATCCTGTAATCCAATCAGGTAAAGATGTGTGTGTTGCTCCTACTGTATTGTCTTGCGTATTACCACTATAACTTTCAAGATATACATTAAATGACATTCCACTTGCAGGTGAATCAACAGTATCATTGCTTACAAAAGCAAATGTATAATTGTCAGCAGGTTTTGCTTCTTGAATAAAGGTAATCACAATATCTTCATCACTTTCACTTTGTGTAATTGTCGCAGTACCTCTACGTTCTCCCCCTGTATTTTCAGATAAGATAATTTTGCCTGTTTCTGAAGTTAACCAACTATCACTTGTTGATATAGTGTAAGGAATATCAACACCTTCTTTTGTTGAAACAATTGTAACACTGCCAATTGAATCAGATGTTTCGCCTACAAGAGAAAAATATCCATTGGTGTATGGTACTCTCACAACTAGATTATTAAGATAAAAAGAGAACTCAACTTCTCTTCCATCTTGCATAACTTTAAAATAACTTGCCATATTTATTTAGTTTATCAATAATTAGTAAAGTAAGAATGTGTTTGGGATATTTATAAGTAAAATATTATATAAATGAAAGATATAGTAATTATCAAAAATTCAAACACATTGTTAAATAATGATGTTTATTTTCCTGATATAAATGAAATAGAGAATGGTGAATTAGTATTAAATAATAGTACTGGTAAAGAAACGTTATTTGTTAAAAATGATGCTGATGATATTGTTCCGTTTCGTTCTAAACAATATACATTAGATAAAATAAATACATCAATACCAACTATAACTATTAGTGAAACTGCACCTGATAAACCAAAAGAAGGTGATTTTTGGATTGAGCCAATTCCACCAATTCCATTTACATTAGAATTTAATGTATTACCTGATAATCTGATAGTTACACTACCAATATCAGGCAATGTTAATTGTGAAATTGATTGGGGTAATGAAAGTAGTAAGGAAATTGTTACATCTGATAGACCATCCCATACATATCAAACTGCTGGAACTTATATTATAAAAATAAATGGTGATTTCGAAAGAATGTACAATTGTTCAACTAATGTCACTAAAATAATTAGTTGGGGTAATACTAATACATTATTAACGTAAATAGTTTTTTAAATACATTTTCTTATTGTTCCAATTTGGTATCAATTCCAGGAAATTTATTTCTTTATTGTTATAATGTATCATCATTTAATGGAACATTTAGTAATTGCACAAAGCTACAATCAATTCCTGAAGAATTATTTGATAACTGTATTAATGTAATTGATATGGCAGGCGTATTTAGTTCTTGTACAAGTTTAGCATCAATACCTAAAAATTTATTTGCGAATAATATTAATGTAACTAATTTTAGTTCAGCATTTGCTTCTTGTCGTAGTTTGGTTAATATACCTGAAACATTATTTACTAATAATATAGAAGTTACAAGTTTCTTAAATATTTTTCAAAATGATAATAAATTGGATTCCATACCATCTAACTTATTTTCAACTAACACTAAAGTTACAACTTTTGGTGGGGCTTTCAGTAGTTGTACAGGTTTAACATCTATTCCATCTACATTATTCGTCAATAATACTATTGTTACGAACTTTAGTTTTACATTTAGTGGTTGTTATAATATTACATCCATTCCTAATGAGTTATTTGTTAATAATAGAGAAGTTACAACTTTTGCCAATTTATTTAATAATTGTACAAGTTTGACAGGTAACACACCAACAACTGATGGCTTACAATTGTGGGAAAGAGCAGGACAAACAAGTTATCCTACTTCAATTTTTGGAACACGATGTTTTGGAAACTGCATAAACCTATCCAATTACAGTTCTATACCAAGTGGATGGAAATAAATGTATTTTATTTTTAATAATATTTAACGAGAATCTCTTCAGGTTCTCGTTTTTTATTTGTATATTTGCAAAAACATTAACAAAATGATAAAAAAGGATAAGATAGATAAAAATTCACATGAATACCAAATAGGTTTTCGTGATGGAGTTGAATATGCTAATGAAAAATTAAAAGAAGATGGTACATTCTTCCAAAGAATCCATGACCTTATTAGTTATGACATAAGCACAATTTGGGATGAACAAGGAAAAGGACAAGATGGAATGTATTCTTTAAGCCCAGATGAAATGTTCAATCTAAATGTCACACAAAGAGGTGACGGGACTATTGAAAGAGTTTTTAGAAACAAAGTTAAAGGTTATGAAGAATACATCACAAGAATATATGTACTTAATTGTGCTTGTGGTGGCATTTGTATATTAGGATATAAGGAAAAACATTCATATAACTCTGAAACAATCTATTATACATTGTTTCATTTAGGGGAAGATGATGGCTTCTTTTTTGTACATGATGATGGTAGTCAAGGATTTAACTATATGACCAAAATTGAGATTATTGATATGGTTAGCCGAGCAATAAGTTTATTAAATAATATTAAATAAATATGGAAAGAGACAAATATGAATTTTTAAATGGTTTTGCTACTCCTGCCTATCTATACATAGAAGGTGATGAAAGTGAAACACATTGGATTGATTCTCAAAGTTTGTATTATCATACAAATGAATCAATTGATGATAATACAGGACTTATAGATAACAAGAATTGGTGGATTATTGAGCCTTTGAAAATAAAAGGTACTAAAGTAACTGAAGATAATCAGAATGAGGTTATAAAATATTTCATTATTGATTGTTCAATTGAAAGTGACTATAATAAGGAGTGGAACTTTACAGAACATAAGCCAATTAATGATTAACATTATTTAATGAGAATAATTTTATATTCCCATTTTATATTCGTATATTTGCATTATAAACTTTAAAAAGATTGGTCATGTATTATGTAATTCAAGAAAAACTATTTAGAGAAGAAAACTATGAAAATTTAATAAGAACATTAGAAAAGTTAGAGTTGGATTATGAAATTGTTAAACTCCAACCTAATGATGATAATATTATTATTCATACTGATAGAAAAGATATATTTCCATTTGGTGCTGTTAGAATGGCTAAGATTGCAAGAAAATATGAATGGAATCCTGGGTCATTTATGAATGAAAATCATGATTATGAGGTATATAGTAAATACTATGGTGACAATTTACTAAATGCAGATTCGAAAATAATGAAAGTAAAAGATGTTACACCTCACACTTCATTTTTTGCAAGACCTACCAAAGACACCAAAGCGTTTACTGGAAGAGTTTTTAAAGATAAAGATGATTGGTACTCTTTTATTGAAAAATTAAAACTTAACCCAAATAGCATATTAACTGATGATACTTTGGTTCAAGTTGCATCAGTTAAAAATATTTTAAATGAAATAAGATTTTGGATTGTAAAAGGTAAAATTGCAACTGCAAGTGTTTATAATGTTGGTGGAAACTATTATTTAAGCGATATTATTGATAATGATGCATATGATTTTGTTAATCAAATGGTTAGTTTGTATCAAGTTAATGATACATTTGTTATGGACATTTGTTTAACTGATAATGGTTATAAAATTGTAGAATGTAATTGTACTAATAGTGCAGGATTTTATAAATCTGACATGCAAAAACTAATCATGTCACTTGAAGATGCATTTAATGTTAATTAATAATATTATATATGAACGAGAATAATAAACCTTGTCCACAATTTCCATTTTTCGGAGCTTCATACCCAGATGCATGTTGCATTAATGGAAAACTTTATGATATGGATAAATGTGATGAAAATAGCAATCTTTATGAATTAGATGAAGAAATACCATGTCCGTTTTGTAGAACAGAAGAGTTCATAAAGTATGACCCATTTAATTGGTTTGAACATTTCTATATTGAAAATGAAGATAATGAATCCAATGATATAGAATCATTAGAAAAGTTAGCTGAACAAGAAACAAAAGAATGTTATTTAAAATGGATTAAAAGAATGAAAGAAAAATATGGATAAACAATCTTTAGAAGATAGCATTTTATACTTCGCCAAAAAATATAATAAAGAATATGTATATGTCAATTTGTTTAAAACAGTTCCATTTCCTGAATTAGTTAAACTGATTATTATATTAATGTTTGATAATGAATTTGATATATATTCCTCTTCTGATGAAGAGTATCATTATTATAAGACGATATTTTTTTATCATCAAGAACTTAATAGAGTGGGATATGTAAAATTTGAATAAATATAATAAAATATGAAAGTAAATAATATTGTAGCTGAAGCTTTGTATGATTGCCATATTTCAATTGGTAGTAAATGGGTGTTTGTTAAATATATTCAAGATATAATTCCTGATATGTCAGAACTTGACCCAGATTATGATGATTGTAGTGAACATAAAAAGGGGGAGATAGGATTGTTTGAAGATTGTGGCAATAATAATTGTTGGTATAACACCAACAAAACCCATCAATATTGTAAGTATTTTTGTTGCCCTGATGCTATGGATGTAAGAGATTTCTTCGAGAAACAAGAAATACATATGAGCGTAGAACTTAATTTAATAAATAATATCATATATTATAAGCCTATTGTTATATACAAAAATGCTGATGGTAATTATAAAACAGTGTTTGGAAAACTTTATGAAAAAGATTATGAAACTGTTTTTAATTATGCATTATTAAAATGTGCTGACATTTATGCAAAAGCAAATAATATTGAAATCAACCTATTTAGTAACAATGAAAATAAGTCTTAAAGATATGAAAAAAATATGTTATATTATTGCATTGTTTGGATTAATGTCATGTCAAAATAATAATGCGCCAAAACTTAATTTAGAAAGAGAGCATATTTTCAAAGACCAATATGGAACTTCTTTGTATAGTAAAGAATTTACTTATAAAGGTCATGATTACATATGGTTTAATAGTTCAACTGGATATGATGGAGCAAGTGGTTTTGTTCATAATCCTGATTGTCAATGCCACAAAAAAGAATCTAATTAAGTGAAAAACATGAAAGTGAAAATATTTCATGGAAGTCGTGATTATTTTGAAGAAGTTCTATTATATAAATGCTGTGATATTGGATTTCATTGTGGAACATTAGAACAAGCATTGTATCGTATAATGGATATTGGTAAATGTTATACTGAAACATTCTTCAAATCATATGTATATGAAATAAACATTGATATTGATAATAAAAATTGTATAGAGTTACCTGATTGTATATCATGGGCTGATTTTGATAATGTAAAAGAACAAATTTTACATTATTACCCAAGTATAAACATACAAGAAGTTAAAACACTAGAAGAATTGAGAAGTTTTCTTTTAGATATGGGAATTAAGTATATACAATATGAAAATAAAATCGAAGGTAAAGGATATTCATATGTAATATTAGATGAAAATATTAACTTTGAACGATATACAGTAAGAGAAATAATAAATAAAATAAGTGAAAAATATGAAGGAAGTTGATTATTATAACAAAAGTTTAGAATTAATTGATAATGTTTTAAAAGGTAAGGATAATGGTAACAACTATCCTTATGAAGAATACACTATGTGGTATTATTTTTTAGAACTTCTTGGGAAAGAAAATTATAATAACCTAATGGAAGATAAATACTTTGAAACATTCCATAAAATGTTTAGACAAACAGATATTGAAATGGATTTGTTTAGAGCACCATTAGTTGAATGTAGAACAACATCAATATCATCTGGGGATTCTGAATCTTATAAAGAAAGAATTACATATAGAAGAAACATTGAAGTAAATGAAAGCCCAAAAATACAAGGATTAATATGGAATTTTATTAACATTTCAACAGTCCCTCTATATGTATGGTCTATGGTAAAATATGGTAAGTTTGATTTTTAATACTACCAATTAACATCATATGAATATAATGAATCTTCATTTGGAGATACATTTAAATTGTCCATATAATTTAACCATATTTGTGGCGTATTATTAAATACATGTGTATCTCCATTTGTTGATGATTTATTTATATATAATGTAAAGTTCTGTGATATTTCTTTCTCAATATTATCTCCTAATGCATATACTGTGCCTGTTATTGTTAAGTTACTATTAACAGGTTTTTCAGCAGTTGCAATTATAAAAAAACCGTCCATCACTGTACCATAATTTCCATCTTCAAGATGAATATTAATATGTGGCTTTGATGGTACATACCCTTCTTGTAAAATTGTAAAAGTACTTGCCATATTTGTTTAGTTTGATAATTATTATCAAACTAAATCAAAAAATATCAGATGTTGTGCAAAAAAAAAAAATTATACAACTCTTAAAACATAATCATAGGTATCATCTGATTGATTACCACCATTTAAAATATAAATAGGTAAATCATATTCGCCATCACAACCCAAATCAGTTATTACTATCGAACTACCACGAATTATTTTAGTCCCAAAGACACCACTAACTTCCATTTGCAATTGTTGGTTCTTCAAATTGCTATATTTTATATCTAATGTTGTTCCAACACATTGATTACCACTTGTATTAAATTCAATAGCAAATCTTAATACAGAAGCTGGATTATGAAATCTGCCATCATCTCCAACAGGATTTATTGAAATTACATTTGAAGTTCCTTTAACATTAATATATATTGTTTTTACTGGTGGTACATACCCTTCTTGTATAATTTTAAATGTGCTTGCCATTGTTTTGTTAGTTTACTAATTATTAGTAAACTAAATTAAAAAATAACAATTTTTAATGTAGTTTTTTTGGCTGATTAAATAAAAAGTCATATATTTGCAGCATAAAATAAAAGTATATCATATGTTAAATGAAAAATTGTATGTCAAGACATTAAAAATATGGCTTGGAGAAGAAAATGTAAGATACTTTAAACATCTTAAAGGGCTGAAAGGTAGTGTATTTCCTGTACTTAAACTAAATATGGATAGAAAAGGATTACCAGCACATCCTGTTCATTTTAGAGAAGGAATGCAGATTAGAAATTATTTAAGGACAAAATTTCCTGAATTATCTGAAATGGCAGGAGATATTCTTGATGAATATACAGTTGAATTAATGGAAAAGGTTATTAAAGATTAAATGATATGGATATTACAAAAGAAGAGCAAGTATTAAATTATATAAAGGATATTATAAAAGATACTGAATATGAGAATCATGTGTTTCTTGTAGGTGGTGCTGTACGTGATAAATTAATGGGAAATCCTATTAAAGATATTGACCTTTGTATTGACCTTCCTAATGGTGGTATTGAATTTGCCACTTGGATTATGAAAACTCTTGGTGAGTTTAAGCAAGATACAAGACCAGTTGTTTATCCCACTTATGGTACTGCCATGTTTACGTTATTGGCATTTCCTGGTATTGATATTGAATGTGTACAAACAAGGAAAGAACAATATCATGATTCAAATTCAAGAAATCCTGAAACTGCTTATGGTACATTGGAAGAGGATTGTTATCGCAGAGATTTAACAATCAATTCGTTATATCAAAACATATCAACAGATGAAATAGTCGATATAACAGGAAAAGGTATTGATGATATTAAAAATCAAATCATTCGTACTCCTTGTGACCCTAATATTACTTATACTGATGACCCTCTCCGTATGCTTCGTTGTATAAGATTCGCATCTCGTTATGGATGGAAAATAGAAGAAAAAACAATGCAAGGAATTATTGATAATGTTGAGAGAATTCAAATTATCACACAAGAAAGGGTTACTGATGAAATAAATAAAATTCTTTTAACAAAAAAACCGAGTGTTGGTTTAAGAATGTTAGAAAAAACGGGTTTACTTCAGTATGTCCTTCCTGATTTTGTTGAAATGGTGAATCTTGAACAAAATGAATATCATTTTGGAACTGCATGGAAACATACACTAATGGTTGTTGATAATACAAAACCAATTCTTGAAAATAGAGTTGCTGCATTGTTTCATGATTTGGGGAAAATAAAAACCAAAACAGTTGATGAAAATGGAAAAATTCACTTCTACAATCATGAGAACGTTTCAGCCTTTTTAAGCGAAGTTAGAATGAAAACAATGAAATACCCAAATGATATAATTAAACGTGTTAGAAAGGCTGTAAATGCCCATATGAGGACTAAATCATTTGGTGATGATTGTTCAAAGTTAAAAGATAAAAGTGTTCGTAAATTACAATTAGCTCTTGGTGACACATTTGAACTTACAATGGATTTGATTGATGCAGACAATAGAGCACATAAATCTGACCATTGTATGCCAAATCAGGTAAGATTAATTAAAGAAAGAAGTAATAAATTAGTTGAACAAGGATTAGATGCTTTTAAACTAAGACTTCCTGTTAATGGTGAGGATATTATATCATATAAGAATATAGAGCCTGGTCCAAAAGTTAAATTATATTTAGATTATTTAACTAAATTATGGCTAAATAACCCACTTATCACTAAAGAAGAATGCTTTAAACATATTAATAATATTAACTATTAAATAATAAAAAAAGGAGAAGTCATTCTCCTTTTTTTATTTATGCTGGTCTTATATTCCAACTATGAGCGTAATTGTTCTGCATTACATATATTTTTTCCATTGGTGTTGTTGGATTACCATTACTAACACCCTTTACAAAACCAGATGGGGCTTGATATGTTCCTGATGGTCTATAATCATAAGGATAACTACTTGACCACATACTTACACTTAAACCATAAAACTGATTACGTTTTCCGTTTTTAAGTTTATTTGTCATAGTTACTTGTTCCCAATTAGTCATGTAACTATATAAATTATTTACCCATGTATCGGCTCTACTTTGGCTTTTAAAAGAATTTAACCCATAAATATAATTTAAGCTATTCATTTCTTTCAAATATTCAGGTAATATTAAAGTAAGATTATTTTGATATTCGATTAATAATTGAGTTAAATTTTCTAAACCTTTTCCAGCAAATACATTTTCCATCCATGAAGTTCTAATACCACTACCACTATAACCTGCTCCAAGAACATTCATTATTTTAATTGATGGGTTAATAGTTGATATTTCATCAAAAGTTGGTACTCCATCAGCACCATAATAAGCTAAATTTGCGTTACTAATATTTAAGTTTTCTAAATTTGGTAAATCATTAAATTCTTTTATATAAGTTGTTATATTACAAACTGTTGCTGTTAATGATTTTAAATTTTTAAGTTTTTTAATATTTCTAAAATTAGATGCATCTGGGTCACTTAAATTAAATACACCTGATATTGCTAATGATGTCAAACCTGTCATTTCAAATAGTGAATCAGGAATAAATTGTAATTTACTACCTAATGATGTAAAATTTAAAGTTGTTAAATTTTTGACTTTAGATATTCTCACAAAAGGTATTTCGTTTATATAGCTAGTATATGAAATTCCTAATGTCTGTAAAGCAGGTAATTCCAAAATAGGAAAACTCCACATGGTAACAGTTTCACTATTGAAATAATATACATCTTCACAAGTGAATGTTATAATAATATGCCTTTCTCTTGTTTCTCCATCTGTGTAATGATGATTTGGTAATGGTTTTATGTGTTGACCAGTGCTTTGGTCAATACCCCATCCCCACCCACCACCTGTTGATGATGGATTTTTATAATAATCAACATCCAAACAACGCCATCCAATTATATAAGATGAAGCATTATTTTGCATTTGAAATGTTTCAACATTTCCATCATCCCAATCAACAGTTACACTACCTGGACTTGAAGATTGAAACCTAATTGTTGAATTATGGTCTGAACCTGTTGTTGGAGCAGGTGTTTGTTGTGGATTAGAGAAATATAGGCTTTTAAATGCATATTCTCCTTGCATATAAAGTACTACTCTATTTGTATTATCAATTTTGTAAGTTCTAGTTAACATTTTTATGTTGGTTTAACATTCCATGCTTGTGCATAGTTATTTTTTAACACATATATTTTTTCCATTGGAGTTGTTGGGTTGCCATTATTAGAACCTTTTACAAAACCAGATGGGGCTTGTTCCACACCTGATGGTCTTGTATTATTTTGTGGCTCAGATGCGCTATATAAATTAACATATAATCCATATAATTGGTTTCTTTTACCATCTTTTGCTATTGATGACATAGTAATTTGTGTCCATCCTGTAACATAATTATAAAAATTATTAACAAAAGTATCTGCTCTATCTTGTGTTGGTGTATCATTAATTAGATTAATTGTAGATAAAGAACGCATTTCGTTTCTTATATATTCTGGCAAATTCCAAGTCAATTTTGGAGCATAATCAGCATAAAGTGTTTGTATATTTCCAATTCCTTTTCCGCTTATCCAATCAGCCCAATTAGTTCTGACTCTACCTGCTATCCAATTAGACCCCATATAATTAAGGTTTGTTAATTTTTGATTTATTTGAGTAATTTCATCAAATCTTGGTTGTGTATCTGAATTAACATTAGGCGCAATGTTTAAAGATACCAAGTTTGGCAAATCGTTAAACTCTTTGATATATTGTGGTATTTGTGTTGTGTTTAAATCTAATGTTGTTAATTTTTTTAAATTAGATATTTTTCTAATATTAGATGAATCTAAATTAGAGAGATTAACAACTCCAGCTAATGTCAATGATGTTAAACCTGTCATATCAAAAATTGAATCAGGAATATATTGTAATGTACCACCTAATCTATTAAAATTAAGATAAGTTAAGTTTTTTAACTTAGTAATTCTACTATATGGTATTTCATTAATGTATTTATTATCTGTTAATTGTAATTGTTTTAGATTAGTCATTTCTAATATTGGGAAATTATGATGTACAGTTGTGTTAAAATATGCTCTTATAATATCACAAGTAAATGTCATCCTAATAACTCTTTCACCATTTATATCATCATCAGCATAATGGTGATTTGGATAGGGTCTTATATATTCTCTTGTGTTTTGGTCAATACCTAAGCCCCATCCACCGCCTGTTGACGATGGGTTTTTCCTATAATCAACATTAAGTGTTCTCCAAGCAGCAATATATGCATTTGTGCCATATTTTCTCATTTTGAATGTTTCAATGTTTCCATCCCCCCAATCAACAATTACTTCACCAGGAGTTTCTGAATCAAATCGTATGTAACAATTATAATCTGAATTTATAACTGGATTTGGAATATAATTGAAATCATTTGAATAATAATTTTGGAATGCATAATTAAATGTTGTAAAAATTGTTGTTCTATTTGCATCAGGGCTTGGAATTCTTTTTATATATTTTCCATATTTATCCATTTGTTATAATTTTACACAATTTATTTTTAACCAACCACCTAGCTCGTTAGCTTTTTCATATATGCAATTATTTGAATAACATACTAATTGAAAACCTGCATGGGCATTAGGGAACATATTTTCTAATTGTACAGCACTTAAATCAGATAATATAGATTCATCCCAAGCTTTCATATCAACAATTTCTTCAATAGTTGCAGTTCCATCTTTTTTAATGATTAATGCATAATCATCACTACGTGAAGAATCACCTAAATCTGGAAAGTAAGATAAACCAAACAATGAAGATATGTGCCACCCATCATTTCTTTTAACAAAATCAATTGAGCCTTTACTTGGTAAAGCTAATGAAGTTATTATATAATCTTTAACAAATTTATTAGTTCCTGCTGAAGAATTATTAAATGAAAACAATACTTCTAATGCACTATTATTAAAAAATGTTATTTTATCTTGTTTACTATTTGATATACCAATATAGTTTAATTGTGAGGTTACATTAACAATAACTAAATTAGCTGTTGTGGTTAATATTTTAGTTCCACCTGTTGAATCAACTAATGTAATGTTTTCAGGATTTACCATCAATCCTGTACTACTTTTTGTTAATTGATTTGACGAATTAGGGTCTACAATAATAGTTGAAGTAACTGTATCACCACTTTTAACAACTGTTATACCATTACTGCCAGCAAATGTTAAATCATCGCCAGGAACAGTAATTTTAGATATTTCAGAATTGCCAATACCTGTTAAACTAATGGTTTTACCACTTATTGACATTCCTAATGTAGATGAAAAACCATTACTATCAACTGATAATATTTTATCACCTGATTTAATTTTTCCTGAAAGAGTTACATTTTTATTAATATCTGTTGTTGCATTAATGCCATTACTTCCAGTTATAGATTTTATTCTATTTTTAATATCAGCATCTAATTCGTTTTCTCTATTAGTTGCTCTTGTTGTTTCCGCTACAATTGCATCAGCATTAACTTTTTCAGCAGCTTTTGCACGAGTTGTTTCGTCCTCAATTTTCTTATTCAGTGCAGTTTCAGCATTAGTTGCACGAGTTACTTCAGTTTCAATCGCTGTGGTATTAGCAGAAACTAAAGTATCAAACTTGGTTTCAATTCTCGTTTCTTCACTTTTAGCACGAGTTACTTCAGCAGCAAGAGCATCTGAATTATTTATGATTTTGTCATTTAGGTCTTTTTCAATTCTTGCTTCTTCATTTTTAGCTCTATTAGTTTCCGCTACAATTTCATCTGTCAATGTTTTTTCAGCAGCTTCAGCACGAGTTTGTTCAGCTTGTATTCTGTCATATAATTGTTGTTCAGTATTTGACGCACGATTAACTTCAGTTGTAATTTGGTCTTGTAGTTTCTTTTCAGCTTCTATGGCTCTATCAGTTTCATTACTAACCATATTAATAATGTTATATTCCATATTGGTTGCACGAGTTACTTCTTTCGCCAAATCATCTGTCAATGTTTTTTCAGCAGCTTCAGCACGAATTTGTTCAGCTTCAATAATAGGATTTAAATCTTCAACATATGCTCCCAAAGCATCTACTTTTAACGCATTACTACTAACATCATTTATTCTTAAATTACCTGAAAATACATTTGTATCTCCTGAAGCAACCATATCCATATCAATTGAATTGGTATCTTCTACACCATAAACATTAAATAAATAAGTCATTGGAATGTATGTATATGTAATAGAAGGTTTACCACTTGCATCAATTGTTTTGAAACTTAGTTTCAAATAAGGTTTTCCAACAATAACAGAAGAGTCATTCATATAATCATCAATAGTAGCAGCCGAAATGAATTTAGTTTCTTCACTATCAAGAAATTGTTCTTCAGGTATGTTAATAGTAGTATAAGCTTCACCATTAAAAACTAATGAAACATTACCATTTTCATATTTTAATTTTAAATTAAGTTTATCAAATTTTTTCTGTTGTAAATCTTCAATATATTTTGACAATCTTTCAACAGCATCTTTAACTGATGTTGCATTTGCAATTAATGGATAAATATCGAAATCAGATGGTTTATATGTTCCATTAGTGTTTAAATCAACAGCTACAATTATTCTTTTTACTAACTCCAATATTTTTTCATATAACGTTTGTGGTGTTTCATAATCATCTGGATTTGGAGAAAGACCACAAAAATCTACTTCTTGTCCACTTGTATAATATCTTTCAAAAATACCACAACCATCAGGTAAC